AGGAAACAGGATCAAGAACCTTAACCTTTCAAGATAAAGAAACTGAAAAAAGATTTTATGAGATTGAAAAAGAAACTGATTTAGACCCAGATGAAATATTTGCTCAAATGGGTGGTGATATAGAAACAGAATTATTTTTTAGATTGAAAAGAAAAGATGAAAGATACGATTGGGATATAACCAAAGACTTTGAAAAGTATTTTGAAGAATATGAGGAAGGTGAAGAAAATGAATAACTCAAAAATAATTTACGCTCAATTAAAAAACGGAAGTAATTACAAATATCTATGGCTAGGCAACGATCATTTTGCAGACTTATTTAATTCTTGGGATTTTGAAAGTAATGAGGGCAAATATGAGGGAATGTTAGATTTTGACTATACAGTTTCTTTTACAATTGAAATGGACGAGATTAAAGACGAGCAATCAATTATAGGTATGTCTTTTGATGAGGGACTAGAAGATTCAGAGATAGTAGATTTTACACTTGAAGATATTAAATGGGAGAACCAAAATGATAATAGTTAATATAGGAATCCAAGACGGAGAAAGAGAATATAAAGAATGGAATTATTATCATACCTTTACTGAAAATGATTATTTGGAGGACAAGATAACCGATAGAGAAATCTTATCTGAGTTTTATGGTATTGAGTTTGGAGATAATGATTATTTTGATAAAGATAGAGAGAAGTATTGGAATGATACAAGTTGCGTTTGGGTTAATTCAGTTGAAGATATAACCCCAGAGCATTTAGAAATAATCCAGAGGTACTTATGAATAAAGAAATAGATGTTGGTGAGTTATGCGTCCATTGTAGACAAGATACCTCTTTTGGAAGTGGTAGGTTTGTTAACAGATACCCAGTCTTTGGATTTGAGAATCTTGATACAGGACAAGAAGAAAATGGCTATGGCTGTGCTGAATGTGAAGAAAAGTTTTATGCAGATAACCCAATTGAGGAAACCGAAGATGAATAATTATTCATATCAAGAAATTGTAGAGGACGGCATACCTGTTTGTTCGTCTTGCGGTAATGCAAATATTAATTTCAATAAACCCCGACCAAATAAAAACTTGGATATGTCATATTGTTTTGACTGTGATTATGCCGAGGGAACTATGACTTGTATGCCAGATGATGAATATTTTTATTCAGAAGCTCAAATAACTTACAAAAAATTACAGGAGAACGAAGATGAGTGAAGTTTTTTTAAAAAACCATGAGGGTATCAGTAATGTATTTATGAAGAAATTTAAAAATACGGGTGACGTAGATTTAGATTATTTACTTGAAACTAAAAGTATAACTAAAAAGCTATATAAAAAAATGCAAGGTAAAGATATTTATGAGATTGCGTATAGACCCCCACATGATTCATATCCAAGTGCGGGCAGTTGGTGGTTTGAAAACAAACAAGAAAGAGATAAATATTGGAATAAAGAAATCAAGGAGAACGAAGATGAGTAAATACAGAGTACAAGGAGAATACACTTATACAGTATTCAAAATAGTAGAAGCTGATAACGAAGAACAAGCGAAAGTTATTGCCCAAGATAATGAACCTCTATGCACTTGGGATACAGTTGAGCAAGATAGTTATTTTGAATATGTAGAGAATGCAGTTAAGGAGAACGAAGATGAATAAAGTGTATGTCGTTGTAGATGAGTTCTATGGAACTATTGCTGATGTAAATGTTTATAAGAACGAACCTAAGAATCTTAAAACAATCAGCGAAGATGAAAGCCAAAGATGTTTTGAAATGGAAATTAAGGATTACCAAGAAGAAGATGAGGACTAATCCTCGTCTTCTTCTCCAGCTTCTTTAGGCAAAGGTCTAGCCCTACTTTTCTTCTTAACAACTTTTTCTTCAATAATCTCCCCGACCTCTATTTCCTCAGATCCCGACTTCCCCGACAAATCTGCAATCTCAATCCCCGATTTATGTTCAATGGCCTGCTTCCCGAGTAGATCCGCCAGCCTTCTTTCAACCTCGCCCCGACTCATTTGATCTACCTTCCCATGCAATACCTCCCGACGATCAACAATTAAGCCCCCGACTTTCAAAAGTAAATTTTGGGCGTTAATTGCTGCCGTAAAGTTTCCTTGCGACCAGGCATCATCTCTTAGCTTATACAAGTCCTCGACTGCTCCCTCATGCGTCAGCTCAAATTTCTTTTTCGCTTCCGCCATCAGTCTTTCGTATTCCCGATACACATGCTGATACTTACCGTTGGGCCCCATGTACCGACTAATAACTTTTGGATTCTTAAACCCAGCTTTTTTTGCCGCTTCTGCAAAAGTCAGGGTGGGATCGTTAACTGCATTCCAGACTAACAAACGCTGACGCTTGGTTAGATTCTTTTCGTTATGATTCATATACTCAACAGGCATATCCTCTGCATCTTCTAATACAGGCTCAACTTTCACCTTTGCTCTTATCCTTGATTCGTCCTTGCTCATCTTTCTCCTTATAGCTAATAAGCCGTCCGTTAAAATATCTAACTAATTCTACTACATCTGGTCTTTCTAGCAAAACAACAATATCTTTAGGCAAAACTGCCCGACATTTTTCTGTTAATTTATACATATCTTCTCCTACTTTTGTCAGAGCCTATGACAAAACTCTGACAAAACTCCAAACGTGATAGAGTAAGGGTATACAGAGTAATATATATGTCTATATATATAGTTTTGTCATACTTTATATTACCTACCCTTTTCTTTTTCATTTTTAGGTACATTTGTAGGGTTATTTTAAGGGTACCCTGACAATATGACAAAACGCCTAAACCCTACTGCTATAAGCTTTCCAGCTGTCAGAGATTTCTGACACTCTGACAAAACTACCCTGTTTTTAACTAAATATAGACAGTTTCGACCTATAAGGGGGTACTTTTGTCAGAAAAGCCTGACAAAACTATTCGGGATCTTTTTCCTCGGGTGTGAAGATAATTTCTTTCTCCATACCAAACTCTGAATTAAGTATGTGATCTATCTTAGATATGCCGTCTTCGACTGTCTTTGCGTAATTAATAGTTTCAGTTACGCCGTAAGTAAAGATCAGCAAAGCCGTAAACTCTGCGTCTGCTCCTCTGGATATAAAATCTTCAAAGAGGGTATCAAGTCTGCGTCTACCTTCCTCGACTGTTGGCGGGCCTTTCTCCATTTTAAGTATCTTCATACCTAAAGTTTAACTTATAATTCTTCGTAAGGGTACATCCAGACAGGGGTAGTTTCTCCAACGTAAGCGCCGCCAACGTTAAACTCAAAGTATTCTATGGCTTCCTCGTCGGTCATGCCTTGCTCAATAAGCATGTCTATGCACTTATTGGCGTCGTAAATAAGGCGTTCCCCACCTGTAGCTATGTCGCTACACATGCCAATAATGGCTTCGTTAAATCCGTCTGCTTTTAACATATAATCTCCAATAATAAAGGTGAGGTATATTTTGTTGCAAGACTATACCTCAAAATCTCTGGAGACAGGAATGAATAAACCCTGCCGCAACTGCACTTCTATTGTTTATACAAGCCGAATGAATTGCCTGTTCGCGATTAGCAAGGGGGTTCTTGGGAATGAATGTAACCGTCCCAAAAATCTTCTAATAAACTTGGCGTGTATAAAACATTTAACTTTCGCATTTCTTCTGCGAACTTCTCAAACGAATCGCAAGAAGGAGAAACACATTCTGCGTCCTCTTGCATACCAATTAATAAATCACCTATTCTGCTCATACCTTCTCCTTTGCTTCTTCAAGCAATATATCTATCCACTTAACGTTCTTCATGCCAACCAATGCTTTTTTTAACATCTGTTCATCACTTCTATTATCGGCAGCGATAACAAATCTTTTCTCTTTAATAATCGTGTTGCTTGGGTTAACAATTATTTTAGATTTATTAATGTAGGCCCTGGCTTCCTCAACACTCTTAAAGTTTAAATTTCTGGAAACCATTTAATGAGTGCCAAGTCTTGATTGTTCAATCTTGGTAATGTTTTCAAGCAAAGTAACAACTTTATCTTTGTCTAAACTCATTTGAGTTGAAATAACTTTAGGATTTTCTATCTGCAACCCAGCGGATCGAAGATACAGTCTCAATAAATGTGAGACGGACTCTAATAAATAATCTCTGGTTTCGTCAATGTAAAGGTTGGTTTTCTCGTCTATCATATTTTTCTCCAAAATTAATATACCCTCAGTATAAACTAAAGGGTTTACTTTGCAACAAAAATTTTATAGAATTAATAAAACAACTAATCAGGAGAAGATTATGCCAATGAGCGAAATAGATTTTATTAGAGAAGGTATGAAGGCTTTACAACCAGAACTACCATCTCCCAATCATACAACAGATGTACAAAACGATATGCAATCGACCGAAAGGTTGCGTAAGTTTGTTGAGTACATTCGTCAATATCACCCAGCTCTTTTTGAACATGCTTATAAAGAGGCATCTAAATAATGAGATACATACATATCCTACCCATACCAATAAACGATAGTGATTTTGATGAAGAAGGATTTATTCGTGGTGGTTTTTATAATTGGATTTTTGAACAGGCAGAATTAAAAAATATAATGTTTGATTATATAGAAAAAGACGAACTTCTTACTGTCAAAAGTGATGCTTGAATTTCTTTTTTGGGTTTTGGGAATAATAGCTAGCTACTTGGCGGGTAGCTTGCTTTACTTTATTTGGCTAATGAATAAAAATTTATGAAAGATCTTAGAAAAGAACGAAAGGTTTTAGTTGGAGCTACATTTTATGTTGATAATGTAGACCCAAATGCTGAAGGCTTACCAGATTTATTGCGAAATAAGTTTGAGCAAGAGGTTGATAGAAACAATATATTTTTTAGTATTTGTATTCCAGGCGACAACAACAAAATAAATTTAGAAGAAGTAGTTAAAGATAACAACGATCTAAAGCATCAAGTTAAGTTTTGGCAAGGACTATATTTAAAAGCAATAGACCCAAAATGAACGTGCAAACAAGAAAATGCAGAGATTGTAAAAAAGTTAAAGAATTAAACTCAATTAACTTTCCAGATAGAAAGCTAAAGAAAGCTCCGCCTTTTAGATGGGAATGTCGGTCTTGTTACAACGAAGTTAAAAGAACAAAGCCCTTTTACTGGGCGCATAAGATGTTGTCTGGTGCTAGGCGCAGAACATTGGATAGAGGTTGGCCCCCTTGTACACTCACAGCACAGGACATTTGGGATGTATGGCCCATTGATTTTAAATGCCCAGTCTTGGGCGGTGAACTTATTCATGGACATAAAGACAAATATAACTCTCCTACATTAGAGCGGATTAACAATAGCAAAGGCTATATTATAGGCAACATTCTTGTCGTATCTCATAGAGCTAACTGCATTAAAAGCGATGGCACTTGGCAAGAAATACTCAAGGTCGCAAACTTTTACAAACAACTAGAGGAAAAATAAATGGCTAAAACTTGGCTTAAAGAAAAAATAAAAAGTATTAAAAAGAAAACATCTATCGGTGATTCAAGACTGAGCAATGGTGCTGGAACCAACAAACGCAAGACGCGTAAAAAATACAGGGGGCAAGGAAAATGACTCAGCACTCAGATAAAATTCAAAAACGAAAAGAAGAAATAGCTAAAGAAAAACTAAACGAAACGGTTGTTTCTTACGAATATCAAAAAGGTGCGGACTTGCACTTTAGAAAAATAACTTACGCTAGTGGCAAGGTTGTAACTGTTGATTTAAGCGATAAAGATTAAGTGCCACTCAGAGATTACCAACAAGAAGCCTTAGATTCCTTAGAGAACTATGTAGCTATTGAAGACGGCAATCCTCTGGTAGTAATGCCAACAGGTTCTGGTAAGTCTCACGTAATTGCAGACTTTGTTCTGCATATGAATGAACAGAAAAAACAAAAGACTTTGATTGTTTCACATGTTAAAGAAATACTTTTTCAAAATTACGAGAAGCTACAAGATGCTTGGCCCTATGGCGATATAGGCTTGTACGGTAATAGCTTAGGCAGTCGAGATACAGATAACGATATTATCTATGCTCAGCTCCAATCAGTTTGGAATAAGGTTAGCGAACTACCTTTATTCGATTTGCTTACAATCGATGAAGCTCATCTTGTTCCAAAAGACGGCGAGGGAATGTATCGTTCTCTCGTTGTCGCCCTTAAAGAACGCAACCCAAATTTAAAAGTAGTAGGCTTTACTGCTACCCCATATCGACTTAACTCTGGAATGTTAACTGAGGGCGAGGGATCTATCTTTAATGACGTTGCAGTAGATTTTGGAAGCGGAGACAATTTTATAAGACTAATTGATGAAGGTTATTTGTCTCCCTTGGTAACTAAGTGTATGGATACTGAGTACGAGATTGACGATATAGGTTTAAGGGGCGGAGAGTTTATTCAAACAGACTTGCAAGCCAAGATGAACGATAGCGGTAGAACCAACAAAGCCATGCAAGAGGTTCTAACCAAAGGCGCTAATAGAAAACAATGGCTTATTTTTTGTGCTGGAATCAACCATGCAAAAATGGTCAGCGACATTTTAAATTCAAATTATATTACTTCTAGGGTAGTAACGGGAGACACTCATCAACTAGAGAGAGATAAGCTAATAAGCGATTACAAGAAAGGAGAGATAAGAGCCTTAGTTAATTGTGATGTTTTAACAACAGGTTTTGATGCTCCCAATACGGATATGATTGTAATGCTTAGACCAACTCAATCCCCTGGTCTTTATGTACAGATGATGGGCAGAGGTATGCGTATTGCTGAAGGCAAGAAAGATTGTTTGATCTTAGACTTTGCCAAAAATATTGAACGTCATGGCCCTATCAATCAAATAGCACCTAATCAAAAAGGTAAGCGCAAGAAGACAGGAGAAGCCTTAGTTAAGAGCTGTCCTGCATGTAAATCATATGTACCCAAGGCTGCTACCACTTGCCCAGATTGTGGATATGTCTATCCCATGCGTAAGCTAGAGTTAGACTTAGTTTCCTCTCAGTTAGATATTATTTCTAAAAGCGCAAAGAAAGACAGATACGATACAAAGGTTTTAAGTATGTGGTTTGGCAACCATCAGAAAGCAGGCAAGCCAGTTCCTGTTTTTAAGGTTAGCTATAAAACACCCAAAAAAATTATTAGCGAGTATATATGTTTTGAACACTCTGGCTATGCAAGAGAAAAAGCTGTTGCCTGGTGGAACAGAATGGTAAGCGGAGAAAGTTTAAGAAAATCTCCTCCAAGAACTGTAGACGAAGCTTTGTTCAGACAGTTAGAAATAAACCAACCAGATTTAATTAAAGTAGATTACTCGGGCAAGTTCCCTAATATCGTAAATCATATATATGCAAATAGGTAAGCCAACACGTTGTTACCCATTTAAAATAGAAACAGGTGGTTTTATGTTTATCCCATATGATTATACGGAAGCAGAATTAAGTTTTACGGGATGCAGAGAGGATTTAATAAAAATAGAAGACTACTGGGATTCAATAGGAAATCCTAAGTACGATAAAAATATGTCATTTAACGACCACATGTTAATGATGTATAACAATTTACGGTATTGGCCTTCGCCGATGCTTAATGATAAAGTCGTGCAAACGATTATTTTGGAGTATGAAGATGATAATAAAAGAACTAAAAGAATTTAAATCTGAGCAAAAAGGTGACACCTTGGTGTTTGCAGATATACCTAACCCTGTTTACCATTCGGGTGTTGGGATCAGCAGCAGTAAGATTAGAGCCTTTGGCAAATCTCAGCTGCATGCAATTGAGAAAGTCCAGGAAACCACCCCTGCAATGAACTTCGGTACAGCTGCTCACGCTTTGCTAGTAGAAGGAGAAAAAGAATTTAATGATACGGTAGCTGTTGTTATGGGATCTCCCTATACAAACGCTAACAAAGAACTTAAGAAAGAATACGAAGAGCGAGGTCTAACAGTTATTAAAGAAGCTGAAATGAAA